GATAGAAGTTAGGCTTTATTGCCTTATCATGTTCGTTAATGATAGGTAGTAATTTTAGTTTTGCTTTTTTATCATGCATCATTAAAGTTCTACAAGCATCTATGTTTTTGCTCAACTCTTTATCACCATGCAACGGATGTATATCTATAGCCGTTTTTTTGTCAAAGTTTATCGTTAGAAATGTATTTTCGGGTGGTAAATAGGCTATTGCTTTGCGTATTTCAGCCTTTGGAATACCAATATAGTAAGGGTGATTCTTTGGGTAAATCAAACCTGTTTGAGCCAAATTTGTACGGAACATTTCGGGCACAGGTGAATCATTCGGCATATCCTTTCTATCCTTTGTTGCACCTACGGCTTGTATTGCTTCGCACCTACAACCCCAACCATTTGGCGGGTAATGAGTAGACCAAAAAGGGTCACTGATATTGCGAACTATACCATCAAATACGGCATGACTTGCACGAACCTGATCATCGCCTACGGTTTGATATTCCAAAAACGGAATATCTTTTGCATCTTTGGTGAACTGAACCCAACGCGCTGCGCTTTGTGATGAAGCAATGGACATATCGTACTCAGTACGTAGCCATGTTTCGTTGTACTTTTCACAGACCTTTTGCGCTTCGGTTTTGAATGCATCAAACTCACGTGGTTTACCGTTTTCGTCACGTAATGCAAGCGTTAAGTCTCGCATTTGTTGATAATCCTTTGCTGCGCTGAAACTCCATACATCACGTGTGAGGCGTGTGAGCATTTCGGCATCAGGCGTTGTCCAGTCGACCGCAATATTGCCATAAGACTCACTTGTTTTATCAGTCAGTAAACCGCCTATCAACTTAAGTATAGAGTTACCCGGCTTAGTTTCTGAATGAACTGCACCGATAAGTTTTTTAACTTCAGGTGTCAGTTTTCCAAAATAGTCAGGCGGTAATGTAACTGTAGCAGTTGGGTGAGTTCCACCGCAGTCCGGGCATTTATATTCGTAAAGGGATTGGGAAACAACCATAGCCCCGGGTTGTTTCCTTACTTGAAATTTGCTGCCAGTCCTCCCGAAGTGGCTTGTTTTGTTCCGATAATTTTGAAATTGAATTTCTTTTCAATTTCGGTGGTATCTAAATCAAAATACTTTAGTGCATCATTGGTTATTTTCCATTCCTGTTCCAGTGATAATGATTCACTTTCATCAAAACAGAATTTCATCTTAGTATTATCAAATGGAAAACCAAGATTCTGAAGTATAATAAATAATTGGTCGGTGGTGGTGAACTCAATCAACCGTCTGTCTTTACGTGCCAGTTTATCATCAAGTGATTCGGCATGTACAACGGTTTGACTACGATTTGCACCCTCGTCTACCATTGTAGTAGAACCAATAAAGCGTTTAGATACCTGATTGTCGTGTGCTTTAACCGGGTCTAGGTAAACCTTTTCGGGATTACCGGCATTAGCTAAAGCATGAACCTGAATTTCAGACCCTTTGGGAAGTACACCAGTGCCGGCTTCACCAAGTGTTTGTAATGCTTTTTCGATACGAGGTACATCGGCTTTATTGGCAGTTAGAGCCGTTATTAAAGGCATTCCGAACCGTTCGGAAAACTCAGCATTTGACTGAAGTAAGTTCTTTTTCCAGATTAGATTTGGAACAATGTCGTTCATTATTCCAAATTCGGATTTATGAAGTACTTCAATGATGTTTTGTTCGGCAGAATAATCAATGAATTTATCACCGGTAGCTTCAATGTAAACTCTTTTGAATTTTGGTGATAGATGTCGACGTGGTAACATATCGAAAATAACATTGTCGCCATCTCTACCGAATTGCATCACTGTATATTTGAAGAAAATTGCATCAAGGCAGTTGTCAATGTAGTCGTAGAACCATTTTTTTTGCAATAAATTGGTTTGTTCTTCCAGTTTTTCACCATTTAAATCAGTAACATAGAATGGATGATTGAGCGTAGCAGCCGAACGTAATTCCATAACAGCACCTAAGTGACCATCGGAAAGAAGGTCACTGAATAAGTCCTGAAGCAAGTACCAACGTGGGTCGTCTCTATCTTCGGCTGCTTGCATGGCATCGCGCCATGTTTTAATTTTCTTCCGGGAACGATCTTTTACCTCTTGAATAATTTTGATAATTAAATCGGTTGATGGTGCTGCTACCGGATTGGTTGATTTCTTTGCCATTTTAAAGTTGTTTTAAAGTTTTAGACAAGGCATGCCTTGTCTTTACCATTTATGATTTTCGGGTGTTCGGCTTGATAAGCGGAATTCACTGAATGCTTCTCCTGTATTAGCATCAATTTTTTCGGGCAAATCGGCAGTTGTTTCACCATTGCCAACATCTTTCAGCCAATCAATTGCATCCTGATAGCGGTCTTGTCGGTGTTGTGGAACATCCTTAGAGCCTGTTTTGCTGTACAAGTGATATAGTGCAAGGTCGATAGTGATTGTTACTATCCACTGGTCACGTGCATCGGTAGTTCCTGCAGGTGCAAATACTTGAGCGCAATCATACCGTTTTGCAATTCTATTTTTTATTTGAGAAATGGCTGTATTTTCGGCACGTATAAGGTTTGATGAATTAAACCATTCAGCATCGTTTGAAGTTAGTTGTTTGATGATTTCGGATTTGATTGACATTCCGTAATCTTCTTCTTTTAGAAAGCGTGCCATTATTTGTCCTCCTTTACTTCTTTGCGTTGGTACTTTAGTTTCAAGTCATTGTTTAGATATACAGGATGTAAGTTTGTGTGTGTCTGTGTGTCGTACAGGCAGTGTTTTGATATAACTCCCATGTCAGTTTTAGTGCGTATTGCTCCACGGTTTTTCAAGAATGTGATATTGTCGGCTGACAGAGCTTGATAACGTCCATCGGTTGACTTGTAAACTCGAAAGCGTTTGCCGTTGTGTTCGATACTTAAGTTTTCGGCACGTTGGCACTCTTTGCGAAAAATGCGATAATTACGTTTGTAATTGAAGCGAGCCCAGAAAACTCCAAGCCAATAAAAAGGATTTAGTTGTTTGATCATGTTAGTATCTATTTTTATGAAATGTTGAGCGAGATGTTGTTTTAATATCGAATGATTGTTGAAATGTAATCCCATTTAGTTCTGATACGGCTCCATGTTCTGCGTCTAAAAAATCTAATGGGATTTTTGCCCCTTTTTCAAATGCTAAATATGTATCTTTTGCTAAAACCATATCTGAAGTGTCTTTTTCAGCCTCGTTAGCATAAAAATTTCTACGCTCATAATGACCGCTCAGCCCTTCTATACGCTCATATTTGTCTCCTTTTCCTCTTTTGGAAGGTACAATCGGTATATAATATCCTCTTTCATCTCCTTCTTCATCAAAATCATTTGTAAATTCATCCATTGCAAATAGCCCTTCAAACATATACTGAATGTTATCTATTTTGTCAAATCGTTCATCCTCGTATATATCATATAGCCATCTTGCAGCTCCTGTTCTTGATGTTTGTCTGAACATTACATGCAGTAGATGAAATTGTCGTTTTATTTTTCCTACCATAACAAAAGACTTGTGGCAGGCGTCATCCTTCCATGACAAGTCGCCATATAGTATTATTGCATCATATTTATTGTATGGTAATATTTTAGTCCACTGCCACCATTCATCTTTAAATACTTTACCTTCGGCAATATGCGTGTTCATATACTCGCGCATGAATGAGCGGTAAGGCAGTGAATGGTATTTCTTTTTCCAATACTCAGCCGATGTTTTTTCTGGCCAGTTAGGTTCAAATGTTGTCAAATCTTTGACAGCATCGACACGTAAATGAAAGTAGTCGCTTTTTTCGCCGGACTCTTTTGCTTCCTTTATTTTGAGTTTAAAGAATTCTACTAACCGATTAGTTATAGAGTTTTTGTGAAAGTTATTATTGGCATATACAAAACGCTCCGTTGCTTCGTCATCGGAATCGAAACAACCCATAATGTCCTCATTAATGTAGTCGACCGCTTCGCCCATCAACTCATTGTTTTTGACGTGCTTCTTGTTGTCAACATCATCAACTGCAATGTAATCAGGGCGTTCGGCGCTTTCACGCGCTCCACGTGGTGACACTCCAAACCCGATTGCCATAAACCGCACACCATCCGAAGTCATAAAGTCACCATCCGACCAATCGCCCTGTTGGAACTTATTACCGTAGTCGTTCTTTAACCGGTGGTTGTACTGCAATTGTGCCTGAATGCCTGAAAGCAACGCTTTGGCTTTTTTGTCATTTTCGCCAACTAGCAACATGAAATGCAGGTCGTTTTTGGCTAGGTATAAAAACAATGGAATAAACAAATCAATCCACACAGACTTTGCAGATGAACGGTAAGCCTCCATTAAAGCCTTTATCTTTTTATTCTCAATAATGGCTTTTGCTAATTTTCTATGAAACCATGCTGATTTCTTTTTGGCATAGTTTGGGAAATAGTATTCTGCCCATCGAATAATATCTTTTTCGAGGTTGGCAATGCGGTTCATCTTATCAACATGACTTTCGTTCAGGTTGATAGATGTTGCTTGTGAGATACGAATACAATGTTTATCGTAGTCAGCAATTATTTTATTGTACTTGATTACAGCCATTATGATTCCAGACTTATTTTGTCCTGAAGGAACATTTTGTGATACTTGGTAAACTCATAAGCAACTTTAGGGTCGATGGTAGTCATGTAATTGTCGAACTCAACAAATGCATCCCGGAATACTTCAACAGAAAGCTTTTTATTCATATAGTCGTAGGCTTTCATAACCTTACTCAAAGAATCAGCATCAATACCGGCTTTGGCTTGTCCATTTTCGTCAAGTAACTTTTC